TGAAGCAACGGCAGCATACCGAGCAAAGAGTCGATACTTCGTTGCATCATCCAACGATATTGGGTTTTTAGTGATACGGGCGAAACCGATGCCCGTAAAATATTCATCAATCACCGCAAGGATTTCCTTGCACTCTGCCTTTTTGCCATTTCTTTTATTGGAATAGACATTGACATCGTACACAAGGTCAGCGTGATTTTCGTTGCTACCGCTATCTTGCGTTTGAGTATGAGCGTAGTTATCGCTCTCCTCGATACAAGCACAGGGGAACTCCGAGGGTGTTAAGACAGTCTCACCATAGACGGTGAACTTTGCACCATACTTATTGCGAAGTTTGGTCGCTACATTGGTGAAGATTTCTGTTTCAATATCAACCATTATCCGAAGACCTCCTTTGCAATAGTGTAAATCTCTGCTTTCATATCCTTTGCGGCGTAATACATCGCTTTCGCAGGTGGATTTCCGTAAGTGCGATAAACGCCATCACGAATCGGTTGACCTGCGTTACCTTGTTCACCGACATAAATCCAACCTTTTTCGTTAGCACCCTTACCCGAACCATAAGTTCCGTGAGTAAAACCAAACTCCGAAGACTGTGGATGTTCCGGGTTAAGAACGCCTGTACCAAACTCAATAAATAGTACCGCTTGACCTGCGGCAACTACTTGATAACCTGTCGCAGTAGTTTCAACACTCACCATTACATCGTTTGTACCTGCGTACATTGCATTGGTGAACTCTATCCTTGCTCGATATGCACCGAGCGTGGATAAGCGTTCCAAGAAGCGATTCACCTTATCCTGTAAACCTTTGCGGTAGTCCTCTATCTGCGAGATAACTTTATCGAGGTTCAGAATGGTAATGCTCACGATACATCCACCTTACTGATTGCGATAGATACGCTATTGAGCGACTTCGCTATCTTCTTGACGATGTAATCGAAAAGCAGGTTGCCATCTTCATCCCTCGCAGGGAGTTTATCGACAAACAGGACTGTGTTCTCATCAATCGGACAGTTGGTATCATCGAGGACAATAACCTTGTCATACTTCAAATCCTTACCGAACTGCTCGACCTGTGAAACGCCGGTCGCAGGAGAGATGTTCGCTTTCGCCCATACGGGTTCGGAGTAAATAATGCGAGGTTCTCCACTTTCGTTGCCGTACTCATCCTTACCGGGTTCGTCATCGACAAACAGAGCGTAGTAAAATTCCGTCTTATTTCTCTCCAAACATTTCATTGGGACTTACCTCCCAATACCGATGCGTGAGGGGTGATGTGTTTCAACATCGAATCCGGCACCGTTGCACTCTCATAAGAGCGAGAGATGCCGTTCTCACTATGAGCGGTTTCACCCTCAGCACCACGCTTGTTAAGCAGGTAGAGGGCAATATCAATTTGAGTTGAGTGGTACTTGATAGGTACATCTCGAATATCCGAACGGAACGGATAAGCCCGTCTCAGTATTCGTTCACCTGCCAAATCGAGAAAGGTGGACAACACGCTCTCATCGGTTTCACCCGATAACACTTTCAGTCTTTCGAGTTTCTGTGATTCGGTCATATTGTCCACCTCCTTTCATTACGCAATAGCGATTTTTACAACCTTAGTTGCATCGGTGAGAGCAGCAAGGTAATACTTACGAGAGAAGATAGTGTTCAAACGAGTATTAGCCGCTTCCTCAGAACGAGCATTTTTGGAAACCTGCTCGATTTCAGTACCCTTCTTGATGAAGAGAGTAACCGCTTCCTTAGTGCCGACATAGATAGCACCCGGAGTAGCATCCTTCTTAACATAAAGGTTCACGCCACCAACGGTGCCAACATAACCGTTCTTAGCAAAGGCTTCGACATACTTCAAATCATCTTTGAGTGCCTTACGAATCTTTGCCATATCCTCATTGCAGACAAAAGCGAAAGTGGTAACACCCTCGATGTTCTCGATGTTGAGCTTAGCCTGTGCATCAACAAAAGCGGCAAAATCGGGAGTTGTCGCAGGTACTTCGAGAGTAGCCTTAGCGAACTCAGCGTAGATGTCGGCATTGACTGTGTTGAACATATCAGTACCCATATGACGAGTGCCAACAGGAACAACATTGGGGTCGGTCATTGCCTGTTCATCGAAATACTCGAACTTGTTCTGAGCGAGTAAGATTCGATATTCTTCGGGAGTATAGGAAACCTCGATGCTCTTAGTATTGCCTTCGCCCATACCGAGCTTCTCAGTTCCGTTGGTTGCCCTATAAACATTGATTTTTCTCACCATTCCAGCAGTACCTTCGAGGGTACGGTCGATGGTGCAGAAGTTCTGCATATCAAGGTGAGAGTTGAATTGGTCTTCTACCTCATTAGACAGGTAGAAATTGTCGTAAATCTGATGTGCCATTACTGATTACCTCCGTTATAAAGTTCTTTGTATTCTTCGGGATGATTGACAGAGAAATCGTGTCTCTCCTGCGGCGAGAGTTTACGGAACTTTTCAAGAGTCATTCCGCTACCTTCACCACCTGCCGGGGGCTTAGGAGTATCACCGAGCAACTCTGCCTTAATAGACTTATCGTGTGCTTCGAGGAATTTCTTGTGATTAGCAAATACCTTATCAGTATCGCCATCGACCATAGCCTTTGCCGTAGCATCCGCAAGGGCTTCATCGTAACCCATAGCAAGGAACTTCGCCTTATGGCCTGCGATGAGTTCTTTCTTCTCCATATCAGCAACTTTCTGACGAAGAGTAGTAAGTTCCTCATCGTTTGCCTGTTTCTTCTGCTCCTCTTCGGACAGAAGGGCATTGTGTTTCTTACGCCAATCGGCTGCTTCGGAATTAGCCTTAGATGCGGCGTTTTTGTACTTCTCAACCTCAGCAGAGAGGTCATCGTACTCGTGGGCTTCAAGAGCCGCCACTTTTTCTTCGGGGGTCATTTCTGCATAACCCTCAATTTTGCTGACATCAATCTTTGCCATCTTAAATACCTCCTGCGTTTAACAAGGCAGTTCACTCTGCACTATTTTTCTGTTTTTGGTCGGGTTGTCTCCCGTCTGCGTTTGGTAGGTTCACTCCTATATATCAAGCCTTACGGCTATATACCAAAAGAAAAAGGGACTACGAGCCTGTTAAGCTCATAGTCCCTGTTGACTGTCTCCCTCTACCCGTTTATAGAGGTCTTCGTTTTAACTTTTCGTTCGATTTCAACAACAACGAGTTTACCGTTTTCTCTCTTCAACTCAGCCGAGTTTCCCTTTTTAAGAATACGACTGATTGCTTCAATAACCTCAGCGTTGATAATCGCAGTTGCCATTCCACTCATATTCATTCCTCCGAGTATGGAATCAGATAACATCTGCATCCGATGTGGGGTTTCGGTGGAACATCCTCGATGGGATAAACCTTGCCATCACGGGATTTACACACCTTGCACCTTTTGTCATCCTTGACCGACACCCACATAACATCACTCACGCCGGAATCCATATACGCCCTCTTAGTGGCAGCATCCGTAGTGATGATAGCATATTGAGTAGTCATTGCCGACCAATAGCGAAGTGCTGAGTCAACCTCAGCCGCCTTGTTCTCACTTGCAACCATACTCTCAAACAGACGGGAGCATTTACGCTCTACCTCATTCACATAAGAGTATTTAGTAGTTGGGTCGTATGCTTCTAACACAACCTCTAACAACCATTGCTCCGTGATAACAGAGACATCTTCGCCCTCAGCATTTTCGTAAGCGAACACCGCTATCTGATAGAGCATCTTACGAGTAAGTGCATCGGCTTCCCGATACAACTCCTTGACTGATTGCAGAATGTTCAACTCATCGAAAGAGGAGAGTGCTTTAAGTTTACCGAACATCTCGATAAACCGACTATTGAGGTAACTGATTACTTTATCAGCGTACTCATACATCGTCTTCTTCCTCCGCACCCTCGTTTACCTTGTTCTTCTCGTCATCGACCTGCGTTTTAGAGAATTTCGCCAACTCTTTTTCGGCTTCCTTTTTCTTCTCCTTTGCGTACTCCACGCTCTGTGTGTAAGCAAGTTCGGGGTCAACGAAGAGTCCCGAATGGGCGAAAGCAAGGCGAGGATGAATTTTATCATTGTTAAGCATCGTGGTGAGAACCTGCGACTTAACTTGAATATTCTCGTAATTGCGGCGAGTGAAACGAATGTCAATAGCCGACAACTTCAAGTCCATATTGCGTAAAGTGTTTGCAAACTGAATAGCAATTCTAAGGAACTGCTTTTCGGACATCTTGAACATCGTCTCCGTGTCTTTGGCACGGGACTCTGCATTAGTCCATCCATCACGCATAATTACCGCAGAACCCGTATCACTCGTGGAACTTCCACCGTTACGATTCGGCATACCACAGATGGTAAGAACTGTATCGTACATATCATCCACAAGAGTCTGTGTCTGAGTTTGATTGAGTTCTTGAATGAGGTAGTAAGCATCACCTTCGAGGGGAACTTTAAGACCGCCGTTTTCTTTAAGGGTCTTGAACTCCTCGCTATCAATATCCACGCCTTTGAGGATGAGCAGAGCTTGAATGAATTGCTCCACACCATCCAAGCGGTTCGATGCGGTCTCGTTGATTGCATCAAGCAGACCAATCACGATTTCAAAAGCACCGAGTCGTTCGGGGTTTGCAGGATATTCGATAATGGGGATAGTACCAAGAGAGTGTTTCTCTTTCTTCGTGATAACCCCATCCTCGACCTCGAAGTACATATTCTTCGTGTAGATGCTATGTAGTT